TGTTAAGGGTTTGCCGTTTGGATCTACATTGTAAGTATGCTGCAATTCTAGCTCTATATAATGTATGGCTTTTTGCAGGTCCTTAATATGATCTTTCCTTTTACCCTTTTTACCAGACCTGGTAATGTATTTAATACTGTTCCCAAGACACCAACTAATGTCGTTCTTGATAATATATTCTATTGGTTGTGCTCTACCTTTATAGTGGTTGCCACCAACTTGTCGCTCTGTTGCAAGCTCTTTTTCATCTGCTAAGTTTTTGCCAAAATCACATGGTTCATCTTTCCAATAATCTTCTGGTCTAATCTTATCAATACTCATCTTTCTTTCTCCTATTAAAATTCATTATGAGTTTTTTCTCTCATCTACTTGATATTACACAATTTTTTGCGTAAGGTGAACAAATAGAGAACATTTAAGTATTACTTAATACATACAAGGGAAAAAAATGAAAGACCGAAATTTTATAGATCAAGCACAACTAGCAGAGCGTTGGAAGCGAAGTGAACGTACATTAGAGAACTGGCGTTCAAGAGGTATTGGAATCCCATACTACAAAATTGGTGGCAAAGTGCTGTACGATTTTGAAGATGTGACAACTTACGAGAGCGAACAATTACAACAACCTATTAACAAGGAGTAGTTATCTCGCACTCAATAGTGTCGCCTTCAGGCTTTGATAAGCTCTGGAGCAAGTGTCCAGCTAGTGCAACACTGAGCAGTAAAGCTCCGTATGTTGCCAGCGAAGCTACTGTAAGTGGTAGTGCTTGTCACTGGATGGCTGAGAAAGTTTTGAAACAAGAGTTGATAGACTTAGATCCAACAGAACACTTTGTTGGTCAGAAATATAAGGATGGAGATATTGAGATAACAATAGATGAAAAGTTAGTGAAGAAAGCACTAGCCTATTCAAACTATGTTTTCAAAAGACAAGAGGAGATGGAAGCTAAAATGTTGATTGAAGAAAAACTTTATGTGCATGAAGTGAACGATCATTTATTTGGTACAGCAGATATTATTCTCATTGGTAAAGACAAGATAAGCCTGATTGATTTGAAGTCAGGTAAGTGGCCAGTAGAGGTCATAGATAACGGACAGCTTAAGATATACACCCTAGGGGCGGTAGCAAGGTGGGGAGGAGATTACCAATATGAAAATGTTATTTTTCAAAATGGAAAAGCCAAGGAAACAACACTTGATCTGCATGAACTTGTAGATTGGGGTTTAGGATATTTGAAAGACTGCGTTGATGCAGCTCTGGAAAAAAATCCGAAAGAAGTAGTAGGGCAACAATGTTTGCTCTGCAAGGGTAAGACTTATTGTAAGTCTTATAATAATTTCACAGAAAATGGAGGAAAGATTTTATGGAAACCAACCCGATAATTACGATGGATGGTCGTGACATATTTGAGCATGACCTTACACATGAAAGCCAACCAGTCGTGCAAGACTTGGTAGGAGTATTGCAAGAGAAACAAAGTCTTATGGCTGAAGCACAAGAAGCAGCTAAGAAAGTAGCTCACTTCAATTCATTACTAAAGAATGAACAGTTGTTAGTTGAAAAACTAAAACCAATGCTTCCTGAAGTAAAAGAAGTTGAGGAAGATAAGGTTGCTACTGGCATTATAGGAAAGGAGTCTAAGTAATGGCTTTTTCATTAGCTGATATAAAAACTAAAGCTACTTTAAAACCACCAAGAATATTAATTCATGGCAAGCCTGGAGTTGGTAAAACAACTATCGCTTCAGAATTTCCTGAACCATTATTTCTTATGACCGAAGATGGTCTAGGTGTGATTGATGTGGCCCATACTGATTTATTAAAAAATTATGATGACATAATTGAAATACTAAAATCATTATTAGCAGAAGATCATAAATATAAAACTTTGGTTATTGATTCATTGGATCATTTAGAACCAATTATTTTTGATAAGACTTGTAAGGTTGAAGGTTTCAAAGACATCAATGAACCTGGTTATGGTAAAGGTTTTAGTTTAAGCCTGAAATACACTAGGGAAATAATTGACTTACTAAATCAATTACGAGAACAGAAAGGCATGATTATCTGTATGTTAGCTCATTCAGTAATCAAGCGTTTTGAAGATCCTACCTCAGAAGCATACGATAGATATGAGATTAAATTAAATGCCAAGCATGGTTTTTTATATTTAGAAGTCTCAGATATTGTTGGCTTTGCTGATTTCAAAACTGGAACAGTTGTGGAAAAAAGCAGAGGTGGTGAAAGAACCAGAGCAGTGTCAACTGGTCAAAGGGTTCTGCACGTTGAAGAACGCCCAGCGTTCTTAGCGAAGAATAGATATAGCTTACCTGCTGAGTTACCACTCAAATGGGATGCTATTAAAGATGCAATTAAAAAACCTGGGAAAAACCAATAATGCTTTTTCGTATGAAAATTCATTGGATTCTTAATGGTTAAATATTGTTAGATAAATAATGGGTAAACCGAAACCAATCGACATTCCTAAGACTCTTATGAGAGTGCGAAGAACTTTGCAAAAAGTTTTAGACGATCCAAGAGCAACTTATGAATTAGATACGATTTATCCAGTCGGTGTTACTGAGAGCATAGAGGAGACTATCGAGGGATTAGATAATATTATCGAATACGTTGAAGATCCTCGCTCTTACACTGGTTAATTAATAGGAGAAAAGAAAATGGCAGATTTGTCAAAACATTTCGAGGGTGGTTTGAAAGAACCTACCGACAACAGACCTCAAATAGAAGAGGGTAGATATAATTTAGTATATTCACATACAGAATCCAAGCCTTATAAAAATGGTGGTTCTGGTCTTAAGTTACATTTTAAAGTGGAAGATACCAATATTTCAGTTGGTGCATTATTCACTGTGGAAGGTAGCGAGAAAGCAAAAGAAGTTGCTGAAAAGAGTTTGTATCTGTTAGCGAAAGCAGCAGGTATTGATACTTTTTCCGATACAGACCTCCTTGCAGGTAGAACTGTAAGCTGTGATCTCAAGAGAAACGATAATGGCTATTTAGAAATAGATGACAATTATGGTAGCAACTGGGAAGCAGCAATTCTGCCTGGTGTCGGAAAGGAAGCACCCAAAGTTGCAGAAACTAAAACTGCACCAGAAGGTGACAATGCTGCGTGGTAGATAACTACCCCAGCTTATGCCAATGTGGTCGCCCAGCATTGCCATATCTCGTTATAAAAGGCGAAGGGCGATTTGTATATGGAGCGTGTTCAATGAAGCATCAAGATGAAATTAATAAAGGTGAGCTTGTGAGAAATATCGCAAGAGTTTCTGATGCTGGTGTTGATTACGCTCTGACAAATTTAAAAGATACTTTTTACGAAATAATAAAGAGAGAGAAAACAGGACAAATGAATCAATGGTCGAGAGAGAGTAAGTTAGCGTTTGTGAAGGATGCGGTCAGACATTTTCTTAACCATCAAAATCATGTGGCGGAGACAGGAGAATTAAAACCTAAAGAGAATGAAATTAAATCAATACTTTGATGGCGGAATAAAATTAGACAACTCAATAAAATTTGCACAAGACAGCAATAGCGTTGATGATCTTCTTAATGAAATGCGTAACTTTGGTTTGCGTGTTGATTTCTTAAAAGAGGGTTCACTGCAAAGAGTAGGTGTTAATGCTATTGGTGGCCAAAGACCTGATAAGTCAGGTGAGACTAGCGGGTGGTATATCTATCACCAGATCAATCCAGAATATGCTTGTTGTGTCTATGGTAACTGGCGAACTGGGGAAGAGAAGAAATTTTTTACAGGCTCAACGACAAGCCTATCTAAACAAGAACAGAAACAACTCTTTGCCAAACTAGAAGAAGTTAAGGCAAGAGCTGCGGAAGATAAGGCAAGGAAGCAAGAAGAAACTGCTGAATACGTTAAAGATAAGTTTAATAAAGCAGACAAAGTAACAGCACACCCATACCTCAAAGCAAAACAAATAGGATCTTATGGCATTAAAGAAGCCAATGGTAATTTATTAATACCCATGTATCGGCTACACCCTGAAACAAAAGAATTAGATTTACGCTCAGTGCAATACATAATGCCTGACGGTCAGAAAAGATTTGCGAGTGCAGGAGAGACTAAAGGTAGTTTCTTTTTAATTGGCACAGACCTAGCTTCAATTAGCCAGGTAGAAAAGATTGCAGTAGTCGAAGGTTATGCAACTGCTTGTAGTGTTTATGAAAGTTGCAACATTCCCGTCTTGGTTGTGTTCTCAGCAAATTTTTGTTTGGAAGCCTTAACTAGATTTAGGAAGATTTATAATGGTCAATTTATTTTGGCACTTGATAATGATGAATCTGGTGTTGGCCAAGACCGAGCAAAAGAAGTTCAGTCTGCAATATTCAACTGTGTAACAAGGATTCCTAGTAAAATCGGTGATTATAATGATGTATTTTTGGAGTTTGGAGCTGAGAGGGTCAGAAATGAGCTGTATCAAACAGGATTTCAAATCCGAGGGTTTAGTATTCGTGACTTACAGGGAAAGCCCTTAGAGCGTGAATATGTAGTCAATGATTTAATCCCAAAAGAAGTTGCAGGAGTTTTTGCAGGTCTTGGAGGGATTGGTAAGTCTGGATTGCTGTTGGACCTAGCATTAAAAGTTTCAAGCGGTCAAGGTCGGTGGCTCAATCAACCAATTATGTCAGGTGGTGATGTAGTTTTCTTAACAGGAGAAGATTCACAAGATGAAATCCATCATAGGTTACATTCACTAGATCCAAATGAAAAAAGGTTTGGTTATCCGAATAATGTTTATGTGTATTGTGTTCCTGATGCTTCTCCGATTAATATTATTGCGGAAGATAATCAAGGTTTAAGAATTACAGATGCGGGGTGGTCACTGCAAGAGGAGTTGATGTCATTTCATTCTCTAAGTCTCCTTATCATTGACCCTTTGAGTAGTTTCTGCTCTGC